CAATCAATTGCGTGTCCTTCCCCATCCCAGTAATATTTACACCAGAGTCTTCCTTAATTGGACCACCTTGAGTAAATGCCATATCATTTACATTGAGAACCGTACCACCCTGCGTCTGTCCTTGAACAGGTGCTTCAGTAGTAGCAGGTGCTTCAGTAGCAGCAGGTGTTTCAGTAGTAGCAGGAGCGACTAGTGGTTGATTTGCTTCTGGATCTCCAAATGGATTCTCAAGTGGTATATAATTTCCTTCCTCATCAGTTCTAAACTGTGGTGCTTCAAACTTTGGTTTATTTTCTTCGTTGATATTATCAAGCGGTTCAATAGGATCTTGTCCAAACCTAGGTATCATTGACAGTAAATTATTTAAAGTGTCTTCAAGACCACTTAGTCCATCCCATATAGAACTTATTGCGGCATTAATAGGTGCGAATATAAAATCAAAAATTGTTTTAATTACACTATTAACAAACTTGATAATATTATCAAGGACATCAATGAATGGTTGAATTGCTTTAGCAGGGTTCTGTAAGAAGTTAACTAACCACAATAGTGCTCCACCGAGAAGAATGTTCTTGAAGAAGTCAAGAATCATATCAAACAAACCCTTGACAGGTTTGACTACCTTACTGGCAACATCCTTTACACCACCCTTTACCTTTGCTTCCCTTTCTTTTTCTCTTGTTTTCTTTTTTATAGTTTGAGCGGCATCTGCTGCCTTCTCACTCTCTTTCTTATCAAACTTAAACTGTTTTGTAACAGTCTCAAGAATACTTTCTAGATTCTCCTCAATCTTATTCAGACTCGGGGCAAGAACATTTCGGATGAACTGATCTGACTTATCATCTTTCTCTTGTTCTTCTTCTAGATCATCAACTATTTGAGGACCTTGTAAGTCCACCATAGGATTCTTAACCAGAGCACCAGCAGGTTCTACCTCCGCAGTTGTGGTCTCTGTTTTTTGTTGAGCAGTCTCAAAGAATGACCCTACATTTATTTTTTTTCTCTTTACTTTAAATCTACCAGTCGCTGACTTGACTCTTTTGAATTCATCTGTTAAAAGTTCAACCTCTTCGGTTGGCATTTCTGTGCCAGACATCCTACCCTCCATCATCTTCTCTCGGAGAAGAGTCTTATAGGTAGCGTAATCAATATCGTTTATATTTTCAAGACCAAGTAGAGCGAGGATTCTTTCATCAATCTCGTCATCTACTAATTCTGTTTCTTGCTTTACCGCATTAGGGATAACAGCAAGCGCAGAGGATTGTTGGGACTTCCCTTCGCCCCTGATACTATTAAGTAGATCTTCTAAACCCTCTGGAATTTCATCCATTCGCTCTTGCCTTTGCCTTTTCGTTTTCTTCGTCTAGATGATTCTTAAGCAGTTGAACATAGATGTCTCGTTCCCAAGGAATCATGTTCTCAATCTCAGTTAATGAATATTTATGGTACTGCATCAAGGAGAAATTTAATTTATAATATCCCTCCAGATCCATATGAACCATCCCTACGCGAAAAAACTGGATAAACCCTCCAATACGACAGTGCTAGACTTCTTTGTCTTTGGATTCTTAACCTTGACTTCGTGTGAAAGTTTAGGCATTGTGTTGAAGAACTTCTCAACTTCTTTGAATTGAGAGGAGTTCATTTGCTCAAGGAACTCTTCAACCTCCTTCTTGCTAAAGTCATCTATTGCCCAGACTTCTTCCTCACTATAGATTTTATCAATACAACTTCCGATAATCTCAAAGGACTGTTCCATTGAGTTATCATTATTAAAGTCAAAATTGTTTTTGACGAACTGATCTAGTGATGGATACTTCATCTCCATCATAAGTTTATCATCAATCTTTACTTGAGTTGTATGTTCCTTATCAAACTGAACTTCAATCTGATCAAGAGCAATCTTAACAGGAACCTCTGTCTCTCCATCATCAGGGCAGATGATATTAACTTCTACATCCTCACCCACAGACTTACCACGAATATTCAAGAACAAATATTCAATGTCAAAGGTGGGAAGTTCTTCTACCTTCACACTCTTCGTAAGAATACAACTCCTAATTACTCCAGTGATTGCTTGAGTAATCTGATTTGAATCTTCTGTCTCCAGAGCAAGAACAAGTAATTTCTCTTCCTTAACTAGAAAGGGTCTAAACTTAATCTTCTGTTGAGTTGAAGGCAATACCAACTCATATGTTGGTGTAGCAATCGTTGGTAATGGCATAACAACCTATAATAACTTCAGTCGGTTTATTTATTAAGCAAATCCAGATAATGATCCAGAGTTATCGTTCGCTCCTACCCCTAGATCTCTATTGATAAAGAAGTCTCCGAAACGATCCGATGTATCTCTAGTTCTTGACTGACTTGATTTACCTACTAAATTACGCTTCACATATCTAGTGTAATAGAATTGAACCGTCATCTTAAGGACATCAGCAGGTCCATAAGAAATTGGTGTAGAATTAATTTGATATGGGAAGGCATCAATGAAACAAAACTCCATAGCCTGGTCTTGAATATCTTTCTCAAACTTTGTCACATAGATGGGTGTCATATACCCTGTAGATCCTTTAGGATAATTTGCTCTATGGATTTGATTGGAATTATAATATGATGACTTGTTATAGATTGACCCCTGGCCAGTGATATAGTTTTGCCATTCATCAAAGTATGAGAATATATCGTACCTCTTATCAACATAAAACTCAAGTGTCAATGCTTCATCATGCTGCCTCTTATAGGCATACCTAGTTCTAGTTCCATAGAAGTCCTGTGTATTCTCATGCGTAGCAAAAGAACTACCAGGCAGGGAAGCACTATGACATAATAGTTCAATATTTTCGTTATATTTGATGCCTGTTTGGGTATAAATAAAACCCAAGACAGGACCAGGTGCTTGAACCTTGACTTGATATACATTCGTCTGCGCCAGATGCCCAATCTTTGATATAAGATCGGAGGTCCTCTGGACATTGGGTCTTGTCCCAGCCATCTATAAATAGGCGTGATTAGTTATACTATATATGGCGGAATCTATAAAGTCAATTTATAAACCGTCCAATCCTGAAAAGTATCAAGGGAACTCAAACAATATTATTTGTAGGAGTTCTTGGGAGAGACGTTTCTGTGCCTGGTGTGATAATAATCCCAACATATTAAAGTGGGCATCTGAAGAGTTTAGCATACCATATATTTCTCCTAAAGATAATAGAGTTCACCGTTACTATCCAGACTATCTGATTGAAGTGAAAGAATCTGGCGGTAGAGTCAAGAAGTATGTGGTTGAAGTGAAACCTAAGAAACAAACACAACCACCAAAGAAAGGTGAGCGTGTCACTAAATCATATGTTTATGAGTCCGTCACCTATGCTATCAACCAGGCAAAGTGGAAAGCAGCAGAGGAGTTCTGTAAAGATAATGGTGTAGAGTTCAAGATCATCACCGAGGACGAACTGGGTATCAAACCTTATGGAACAAGAGGATTATCTAATAAGCGACACAAACCGAGTAGAAAACCTCGTAGATGATATCATCGCAGAGGGACAACCTGATGACATGTTCCTCATGTTGATGAGTATCCTAGAGACTACAGAATTGTTACCACAGGTTGGAAGATACTACACCTTCATCTATAGACCCAAGACACCTGAACTTAGATATGATCAGTTCCCATTGATTGCTTGTGTCGGTGTATACCAATGGGGATTCAAAGGAATCAACTACCACTGGGGAGATTATAAGAACTACACTTGGGATGAGGTTGGTAATAATGATTTACATCTCGTCTATCCTATGGAATTAAACGATATGAGATCAATTCCATATCAACAATTTAATTATACCTGATAAATAACAATAAAAGTATAAATGGCACGTTCCAGCACGAACAGATACCTGGAAGAGGACTTCCCAAATCTCTTTACAAGAGAAGATGATGGGAGAAGTTCTAGTGGAACCGTGCGTGTTAAGTCGGATAAAGATAATGGGAATTATGACGTAAAGCAAAAGACTGACGCGGGAGAAACTTCAATATATTCTTTTGATTCAAAAACTAACAAATATAGAATACTAGATGAATCATTATATAATAAGTTTTTTAGCGGTCGGGAGGGCAATGAGCAAAAAAATAGATTAGATACCTCCATTAAAGGAGCAACAGTAGAGGCAGCAAAAAAAGATATCCCTGATAATAGTCTTGGTGGAACAAATGATTTAGAAAATCTCTATACTAATATGTTAGAGTCAGATGGGTATCTGAGTTTCAACAATACAGTAGATTTTGATTTGGGTATCACACCAGAAGATTTTGCATTTAATAATTTTGGTAGTGATGCTATTGACTGGACAGGCGAAAGTGACCCAAACCTCTTTACATTTGATTCAGGTCTAAACCTTTTTGGTGACACAGATTTTGATAGTTCTGATACAAAAACACCTTTTGAATCACAAGCAAGAGCAATTGATTTTCAGAAAGGAAAGACTTTCTTCTATCCAGAGACAATGCCTGACCTTGGATATGATTTTATTAGATTTACTTCTTTCAAATATGTTAAGGCAGGATTACAAGTAATAGGAAAGGAGAGTGCGGCATCAAGAATCTTTAAAGATAAGATCACAGAGATTATGTTGCCTATGCTACCCAACATAAGTGAGTCAAACTCTGTTGATTGGGGTGGTGATAAAGCAAATGCTCTTCAATTGATACTTGGACAGGGAGCAATGGGTGCCATCCAAGGTATTGGTAATATGAGTCCAGAGCAATTCATTAGTGCTATTGGAGGAACCATTGACGACCTTAAATCCGCTGTAAAAGATCCTCAAGTGGGTCCAGCAATCGCTGCTTACTTTGCTGGTCAAGCAGTTGGTGCCAACATCTTCACAAGAGCAACTGGTACTGTCCTGAATCCTAACCTTGAACTCTTATTCAATGGTCCCACATTAAGAACATTTAATTTTAACTTCAGACTTACACCAAGGACTAGAACAGAGAATGATGTGATCAGAAAGATTATCAAATCATTCAAGAGAAACATGGCAGCACAAAGATCTGAATCTGATCTATTCTTGTTGACTCCTAATGTCTATAGGATTGAATACATCTTCGGTGGTACTACACCTCCCTCTGTTCAAGGACCACATCCTTACATGAACAAGATCAAACCTTGTGCTTTGAGAAACTTTAATGTCAACTATGGTCCTGACGGATCTTATATGACATATCCTGACGGTGGAATGACTTGCTATGAAATCCAACTACAGTTTGGAGAACTTGAACCAATTTATGCTGATGAAATTAAAGAAAACGACGATAACATGAGTTACTAAAATGGCAACACCTTTCTTCCAATACATTCCAGACTTTGAATATGTTAGCAGACTCCCCGGTGCTTCTCTTGGGGATTACATCACTGTTAAAAATTTATTCAGAAGAGCAAAGATCAATCCTGATATCTTTAACAACCTGACTAACTTCACCAAGTACAAAATTATTGGTGATGAAAGACCAGATCAGGTAGCATATAAAATTTATGGTAGTCAATATTATGACTGGATTGTTCTACTATCAAACAATATCATTAACTTGATTGAAGAATGGCCCTTGTCCCAACAAGCATTCTCTAACTATATGACTCATAAGTATGGCAATGAGGGACAGTTTAATGAAGCACATCACTACGAAACTACACAGATAAAAGATACTGCTGGAAGAACAATGCTGCCAGCAGGATTAGAAGTTCCTAGTGATTATAGTTTTCAGTACTTAGACACTGGAACTCTTGTTAATAAAGTAAATCCTGTAAGCATAGTATCAAACTATGATTATGAAGATAGACTTCAAAGACAGAAAAGAAATATATTTTTACTACAACCTCGCTTCATTAATGTTGCTATCACAAACCTTGAAGACATTATGAAATACAGAAAGGGTAGTAGTCAATATGTTGGAGCAAATCTGGTAAAGGGAGACGAGATTAGAATTTATCAAAAAAAAAAGTAATAGGCATAAAAAAAATGCTGGAATATTTTTCCAGCATTTTTGAAATCAAAAGTTGAATTTGATATCAGGAGTCAGCGAGTTTTGCGAAGTAACTCATTGGGTCCGAGTCATCATCGTCTGCTTTACTACCTCCAATGTCAGGAGAGTTGAAATCAGCAGTTGTTTTTGAAGCCTTATATGAGTCTTCAAGTTTCTGCATGACTTGCTCTTCACTAACTTTTCGTTGCTCGGTGGCAGCGTAGTTATCATATTCAGTCTCCTCTTGTTGCGTTGATGTAAGTGTGGACTTATTGCCCAGAACATAATCAAGACGCTTCTTCAGATCATCATAAGACTTGAACTGATCTGCGGCGGTGAAAGCAGCAAGTGAATACTGCTTCTTCCAGATACCCTCAAGGGCATCATCGTCGTCCAGTAGAGGAGAGGGACGGTCAAACTCGGACTTATCGTAGTTCCAGTAACCATCTTTCTTCTGCAGTTTCAGTTTGAAGTTAGCACCCTGCCAGAAATCGAAAGGGTTGATAGGTGTTTCATCTTCAAACTCGGGTTGCATTACATCCATAACCTTATCAAAGATCTTCTTGCCGAACTTGTAGAGGAATACTCCACCCTCGTTTTGAGGATTGGCAGGATCTTTGACAACATAGATGTTGGCATAGAAAGACAGTTTGCGTTTTTGCTTACGCACAGTATCTTTGTCGGCATCGTTGCCGCTGTTCCATAGTTCACGATTCAGTTCACCGATAGGATCCTTACCACCGATGGTGGTCAGGGAGTTCTCGATGTACCACCCACCAGGTCCTTGGAAAGCGTGAGAGAACAGTTTGACCCAAGGGAGATCTTCTCCATCAGGTGCGGGTAGAAAACGAATGACAGCATAACCGTTACCAGACTTATCCATCTCTGGTTTCCAGAGACGTTCATCGGCACCGCCGCCTTTGTTATTCATCTTCTCGGCTTCTTTAGTCAGCTTTGCTGTTAAAGAGCCCAAAGAGCTTTGTTTCTTGAGGTCTTTGAAAGACATTTGATATACTCCATATTGGTTGTATTTGGCTTTTGTTCCGTTGCTTTCAGGAGGATTGGATAGCCTCTTAAACCAAGAACTATAAGTTCTTGTTAAAGGTTTGTCAAGAAGACTCATTAATAGATTTTTTCATGTTTTCAATTATGCTCGACATATTAGAAAACACATAACCAAGATCCACATCGGGGGGGAATCCTAGTTGTCTTGCGGAGATGATGATTTGTTCCTTCATAGTTTTAGCTTCAGGATCATCCGATAGACTCATCCTAGTATACAGGACCTGCTGCTTGTTTAGCAACTGCTCCAGCAGTTCAACGTGTTCTAGTTTATCTGCGTTGTCCATAGCAGAAAATGAAAATACCTTCTCATAGATCTTGTCTTGAAGATCAGAAATGTCTTTCATTTCCTGTTGAACAAAGTCTGATTTAAAGAAACTCATACCCCCTCGTAAATAATCTCTTTCAAGATTTTCTTATATTTGAACACATCAATATGTATAAAGGTGTCATACTTACTGATTCGCATAGAAAGAAACTTCCATACAGGATCATCAAGTCTAGTATCAAAATCAGACTTGAATCCAATAATCTTGTTTAAGATTACCATACTCTCAAGGGACAAACTCTTATTGAGATGTTCCTTGACCACAGGAGGATGCTTGGTCCCCTCAACTCTAAACATAGCATCAAATCCCTTACCTGTAAAGACGTTCTCTACCTCTGTCTTGAAGGTGTATGTAAGAGACTGTAATCGCTTCTTCCAGTCGGTGTAGTTTTGTTCTCCATTTCTAACGATCTCTCCAATCCACAATGACTGAGGGTCATCGCAAGATACAAAATTGGAAACGAAAAACTCGACCACTTCACTATCATCCTTCTGCCTGCTTAGTTTTTCAAAAAAGAATCTGTCTTTACGTTTGTAAAAACTTTGAATAGTGGCACGAGATTTACCACAATACCTGTGGTAGTCGTACTTCTCTCGCGTAAAATGGTTTTTAAGTCCTAGGTAGGACTTGTAGGCATCAAAAGGCGTCACCTTTGGTATCATTCTCTAGAGGTCGTCTGCTCACAAAGGAAGTTTAGCATGGGATGTTCTCTTAAGCAAGTTCATTTCCATTGCTTCACATTTGATTTTCTCCTTGAGTGGTTTGGAAATCAATTTGGGAATTGACTCAACATCAAGATTGTTTTTCTCACAGAAATGTACAATGGCATCAATGTACTTCATGCCTTTGTTATCGTGAGCGATTGCTTCAATTTCTTCTGCGAACCTACGAGAGCAATAGAACTTTGTCTCTAATAGATTAGTGATCGTTTCTTCTTCAGGACTCTTTGCCATATTCCTGTAATTTGAATTCAACAAACTCTCTAATATACTCGGAGAGAAGGTTGATGTACTTTCGTTTGTCGTGCTCTTCATAGACTTCCACTTCACCATTTTCACATGCCATAATGATGACAAATTTCTTTACCATTATACCAGTCATCTCGTATAACATGCAAGCATAAGCAGCACACTGTACAAAATAATGGTCAATCCACTTGCGTGGTTTTGGTTTCTTACTGGTCTTAAAGTCAATGACTGCTAATTCGCCTTCATATTCAGCGATACAATCAACACTGCCAGCGATACCTAGTTCTTTACTAAAGAGTGCCTGCTCAATAGCATGAATGTTATCAATCTTATCAAGATCAGGTTTTGCCATCTTGAAAAGATATTCCGAGAGGGGTTGAACCGTTGGAAGTTTTTGATTCCTAATGTAGTACTCAACCAATGTATGCATGTCAGTGCCACGACTGGTTGCTTGTTTGGTAATCTTGTTGGCTTCTTCATTACCAACCCGTGCTCTCCAAGACCTGAAGATCTCACGATTGTAATGACTAATAACAGAGGTAATAGATACTAACTTCTCTCCCGTAGGAGTATCATAGTATCTTACACCATCAATAGTCTCTCTGGAAAGAGAAGGATAATCAATTTCAACTTTTGTAAACATTACATACCAAGTTCAAGTTTAGCAATGATGTACTCTTTAACGAGTCCACTACGGCAGATGTCTTCCGCTTCAAATTCTACCATACTAAACGATGGCATGTTCTTAAGGATACGAATGAAGTCAACGATTCCATTCTTCTCTGCTGTTTTAATAAGATCAGTCTGTGTTGCGTCTCCGCAGAAATGAATCTTACTACTCTCACCAACACGGGTAATCATTGAGTCCAGTTCATGAAAGTTTAGATTCTGAAACTCATCAACAATAACGATAACATTATCAAGAGTAGTGCCTCTAATGAATGAGGTAGACCAAAAACTAATTGTACCCTGTGCTTTAAGATTAGCATAGAGCATTTCAAATGCGTTGTCATCTGGCATCTCAAACATATACTTTACCATATTCTTATATGGAATCTGGTAAAGAGAGGACTTATCTTCATGATCGCCAGGGAGGAAACCGATTTCTCTGGTAGGCACAAGCGACCTGACGATGTAGATCTTTTCATAAGGTGTCTTGGGGTCCAAGACATCTAGGATGGCATTGTAGAGGGTGATAAAGGTCTTACCTGTGCCAGCACAACCATAAGCAACAAGGTTCTTATCTTCTTTATATTCTTTGAAGAAAAGTTCTTGATTGCCAGTCAGAGGTTCAATCTTTCTAATGTAATCAAGATTGATTGGTTTCTTTCTCTTCATAGTCCTGTTGCTTGTACCAAAGGGAACTGGATTCTCTTTCTTTTTTCTAGCAGACATAATTTATCAATCGTAGTGCTTCAAAGTAGCACCTGGTTGCTTCTGTGCTTTACTAATGACATCTTTCCAACCTGGATATTTGGTGTACAGTTTTGAAAAAGATCCACCAATTTCAATACCCAACTTGGGAGAATTATCGGGAGTATAATACCGTTGCCAGTCTGGATTATCTTCACACCACTTATCCCAGTCATGAATACTCATGACAATCTCTTTAGTTTCACCAGTCTCCTTATTTTTCACAGGGTATGTTGCCATACGTCACCTCATTTGTGTTTATATTTATTAAGACCAGTCAAGGGCACCAGCAATCGTTGGAAACTGCTCCGCAAAGATCTTTTTACATCCCTCGGCAATATCCATATGCTCTTTCTGTGTGCCGTTAGCAGCCCTCAAAGAGATATAATGAATCCATGAACGAACCGAGCCGCTCATATAGAGTCTGGTCCCTACAGCAAGGGGAAGCACCATTCTAGCACACTCCTTTGCCACTCCTCGTTCTAGCATCTGTTGATACAGTGCCATGGAAGAGTCAAACAAAGTTTGCATCTGCAACTCAAGATTCTGTTGAACAAATGGATCAAGATCATTAGTAGAGTTCTGACGATTCTTTGTATCCTGACGACGCAGTTCTGGTAGAGGAATACTACCAAGCAGAGATGAATCTGCGTAGCGTTGAGAAAACTCTTGAAATGTAAATGATCTGTGACGAAGCACTTGAGCTGCGATTGCCCTAGATGTTTCTATCTCAAGTGTCATAAATGACTGCTCAAAGATACTCCAATGCTGGTGCTTAATACAGTACTTGATTAGTCCGTCAAAAGAATCGTTACCCTGATTGGATGGATTACTTACGCGAGCGCAGTAAGCGATATGTTTTTCAGCATCGGGAGATGCTGATACCAGTGTTACACTATTCATCGTTTTTAACCTGTTTGCGGACCTTTTTAAGTTCTTTGAGTTCGGATTTGATCATCTGATAGGCATCTTCCGTGGATAATTTCTTTGCTATTTCCAAGCAAGTAATAACCTCAACTCTTGTTCCAAAATGCTGAAGTGCGCTCTCAAAGGAATCTAGTTCTTCGTACATAATTAATCTGGGTATCCATCATCATCATACGATTCATCGTAATCAATGATAGGTGCTTGATATTTAGTATCATACTTATAGGACTCAATATCAGAAAATACTTCAGACTCCAAAGCGTCAACTAAAAGTCTTAAATTTCTGACTATGAGTTTTAACTTTTCTCTTTCCATAAAAAATGGGAGGTTTCCCTCCCATCCTAACACTATTCAATTGATTTGGCAATCACTTGATGTAAGTGCGTCCACGATAGCAGAAAGTCCCGTGAGACTCTTTGCTTTCTACACAACGGGTAGAATACTCAACACCACGGTATGAGGTGTGGGTAATCTGTGCGTCATGAATAGCAGATGCTTTGTTGATCTGCTTCTTGATCATGTTTAGTGTGTTCATTGTAGGTACTCCTAAAGTAGTTGGATTTTTAGGTCCGTTCCTTTAGTCGTTTGCGTCCCAATAGCAATCAGGTGTTGATTCTTTCATAACCTCAATTAATTCAATCCTAACCTCATTGTTAAGATTTTCATTATTCCTCATCCGTAGCATAATTGCATCGGCATCAGAACAACTGAGGGATGAATATAAAAGAACTTCAATCATGGGATGAACGGCTCCGTTCCGCGACTTACTTGCGTCCGATTTCTCGGATGAACGTCAGGTCTTATTATAGACCTCATATATTATATATGTCAAGCCCCATCATTATATGTAATTATAATACGCTTGGACACCTCACCTCTGCTATTGACAACAGTGGTGTATTGTACTTCCCCATCAAGTTCATCTGCGATCACTTGAACTGCTTTACGATTTGGGAATTTTATTCCATTCTTTTTCATTTCTTCTCTTTTATTATGCTCTACCCACATTTCAGCAACCATATCACCGCTATGTACTGGTGGATGATGGGTAGGGGTAGCATTTTGCCACTTATCAATTGCTTCCTGTGTAGGAATTTCAATTCGGAAAGGGATATCATCCTTAATAAATTCCTCATTCATATCAATGTATGTTTGAGGACTGATCTTCTCAGTCACGTTGCCTCCAGTCTTTTGGTTTATCTTGCTGAAACCAATCCTTGATATCTTCAGCACTATCAAATCCCGTCTTATGATTGGATGGGTCGGGATCACCTAGTCCCATCCTATTCAGAAAATCATCAGTACTTCCTTCTTGAATGTTTTGAGATGCTTGGCGTCGTGCCTTTTTCATCATCTCATTAGCAGATGTATTCGCTTTTGCTAGTTTGTTTGCCCAAATCATATCAGACAACTTCACTTCTTCGCCAGCGACAATACATTTACATATAAATTCTAATCTTAAACGATATTGAGTAGAAAGCATGTGTCTCCTCTTCTAGATCTATTTATTTTTCTTTGCAGAAAAATATAATTTGTAATACTTTTTTTTCATAGCATCCATGATATCCATATCTTCAAAGAAACCCATGTATTTAAGATTTTGATAGACTCCTTCCATCTCACCAAGAAGTAGCAAGAGGTGTGTAGGTGTCACCTCTCTGCCTCCAGGTTTGTAGAATGAATCAGAATCCTCCTTCACTCGCTTCCTCAACCATTTTAGATACTACATCTTCTGTACCATCTATTGACTTAATCGTAAACAGATTAGACTTCTGATACTTCTTGATCTTCTTATATTCTTTTAGAAGTTTGTCAATCTCATCCGTTGACATGTCAAAGTCAACATCAAATCCTTTAGTCATTTATTTTTCCTTCTTTGTTCCTGGTGGATTCCACAACTTTGGACTAATTCTTCCCTCTGCTTGAGTGATATTCACTAGATCTTTTTTATATTTATCATAGTATTCATCAAAGATTTCAACTGTCTTACCAGTCATGACAATATCAAACTTCGCGATGCCCTCTACATTATACTCGACTAAGTAAGCACTTGAAGGAAGTGACCTATCTTGCGAGGAAGATGGGTCACAATCTTCAGCAATAACTCTTATGCCTTTGGACATTAAGATCGTCCTCCCCATTGGATGTCTGGATAAGCAGATTCTACCACACCTTTAGTGATTTTAAACTTACTAGACAGTTCTTTATCCTTCACAAGGCACAAGATTGCTGCCTCATCAGGATGAAGACCCTCCAGCATTTGAATGAACATACTCTCTCTACGAGTCTTGGAAAGCGTGTCATTGCCTCCTTTAACAAAATGGTAGAGGTTTCTATACTCCTTTCTTAAAGACGTGTGGTCAGTTCCAAGGGGTGCTTCGCTCTTGTTAAATGGAACCTGCCCTTCTGGAAGCATAGAAATGATAGTATCATCAAAGTTCCAGATGAGAAGAGATGTTAGAGCATCAGTACGATACTCTTTCAGTAGTTCAATTTTCTTATCCTTGCTCCTTGCCTTACTAATTTCAGCAAGGACTTCGTGCATAAAAGGATTAGGTGGAAGTTTTGTAGGCATGAGTTTCAATTCAGGTTTGGTTATTTATTCTTCCGATTGGAAGTCGTCAAGTGTATTTTCAAATCTAACAGCCAATACTTCATCTGGAATGATTTGTCCGTTTTCGTCAAACATTTCTGGATGCATTGGTATGTAAGTTGAATTCCTTTCGATCACATATTCTTTTAGTAGATATCCAATTACTCCTCCAACTGCTAAAAATAAAAATGAAATAATTGTAGACAGTGTAAGGGTGACTGCTAACATGGTTCTTCCTCCCTTAATGAGATTCTTTCTTCTTACAATCTAAACTGAAATCTAGATGAATGTTAATCTCTCTACGGAAGAGGGAGAACATCTTTCCAAACTTCATCTGAAAAGTCTTGGGCTGTTCAGAAGTCCTCCTTTTATTTCTTAACAATAACTCTACACCTCTGTTTATATGAGGTGTATCATCATCAGTAATTTTATTTAGAGGACTTCTTTCGTCGTCCGGGTTTCTTTTCTTGTTCATAACGCCATGCATCTTGAAGAATACTCTCCAAATGATTTTTAATTTTTCTAGCTTCTGGTTTACCTAGATGTCCATACGCTTCTCTGAGTTGTTTATGTTGACTATCAGAACCACCCTCCAGATAATCTTCTAAATCATATATCGTGAGGGTGATATTTTGAGCGGTTGAACTTTCCAAGAACTCCTGAACATCTCTCCGTGTCATCTTTTCGCTTTTTAGATAAGCGTACATATTCAGATAAAATTTATGATGATCTTTGAATACATAATCAATGCTGTGTTCGATGATATTAAGAAATTCTTTGTTGTCCATTTATACTAGTTTATTTTCTTTTAGGTAAGCGACAGTTTCCTGACACCCTCCTAAAGATTTATCATCACAGAGTATTTGAGGGAAGGTTGAACCTTTCCCAAACTCATTGTAAAACTCTTCTCTTGTGAAGTCTCTACCAAGTTTATACTCCACAAATTGAAGTTCTGCTAATTGTAGCGCACCGAGCACCTTTGTACAATAGG